TGCTAAGGCTAGCGGTTATTAGCAGAACTTCCACATAGCAAAACGAAAGGAGGAGCCTATGGGTAATGCAACAATGCTGATTCTCGCTATCGTTGTGCTTGTTCTCGTGTCGAAATAGAACAAATATAACAATAGTGCGGGGGAAGGACGTGAATGCGTCGTTCACCCGCGAATAAGCATTTTCATTGAGGAATTGTATTTATGTGTTTTGGATTGTTAAGGTGATGCTGAGTTTTGAAGCTGTCTTTGAAGAGGGTTAATACTCCTTTTTAGTCCATGTTTTTCCTTTCGCTCAGCAGCAGAACTCGTCAGTGAGTTCCACCAGTCTTTTCAACGACGTCCGCATGAGACGCGAACGACAGCCGACACCGGCCAGTTCCAGCCGGTTCACCATCGCCACGCGCACGGCCTCTCCGCTACCGACAGTGCAACGCGTCAGAAACCGGCCATCGGCACGCAGAACCGTATCCCGATACGCCTCCGCATCGGCCTGAGACCTGTGACGGCGCACGCGGATTGCGCCACCCACATATTCGACGGTCCACAACGCGGCCATGTCAGTCAGCCTCCCCAAGACGGTCGAAAACCTTGTCATACGCTTTCGTCACGCATTCCAAACCCATGCGGTAGACGCTCACGCGATCATGGTCGGACTCCGCCATGCGGCGCTGCCAATCATGCGGGAACGCCACGCTCAACAACGTCTCCCGCACGTCCGGTTTGACAACCTCGATTTTCTGCGGGAACATCGCATCAAAAGTGAGGACACACAAGGCGTAAGCCACCTGCAACGTTCGGTCAGACACGTAGCGGAAAGACTGTTCCGCCACGTGGTCAATCTCTTCCATAGACCACGGAACGGTAGCCGCCAACTTCGCGTACTCTTCCGCATCCTCATAATCCAAGCCGCCATTCATCGAATTGTCCTGAACCGTATCCACCAGGTATTCGTACAGTTCACCGATGATGCCCGCCGTGGAATGGACGAACACAGGCTCAAAATCAATAAAATAACTGCCGAACCACAGGCCGCAGACATGGCCCACATAGCCGGTAAGCTCACGCGGCAGCATATTCACGTCAATCATCACAACACCTCGATTTCATCGTTGAACCCCATGAACTCCTGAGTGGTGAACCCGCCATCCTTGACAGCGCGGTACAACCATCCTTGGAATCCACCCAAGCGCGCATCACGCATCCCACGAATCAAGTCACGCAGCCACGCGCACACAAGATACGTTTTCGACACGGGACGCCAATAACGCTTACGCTCGACCACATCAAAATGGTCATATGCATACATTTGCTGACCAACATGAAAATCAGCCCACAATTTCAACGTTTCCATGACACTCACGCCTCCCTCGAATCAACGTCACCGAACAGTTCATAACGCAACTGCGCATCAGCATCGAACATCGCCTTGTACGCATCACCAAGAGACTCATAGAAGACGCCATCCACACGCCAACCTTCATAGCCCTTGGAATCCAACGAACGGAACTCTCTCAGCGCACCAAGCATCATCTTGCGCGTCAATCGATAATCCGGCGCGCTCCTATGAAAATTACCGTCGAACCGGTCAGCGGCAACGTAAGCGTCACGCGCTTTAGCCGTATCGAATGGGACAACAGTACCAATCGGCTCATGGTCGAAATTGAAAGTGTTGACACCGTAAGGCCAATAAACAGCGTAAAAATGACGGGACATGGTAGAATCTCCTTGCAAATGGTTTGGTTGAGTTAATTACTGTTTGCAATGGCCGGACGGTATTCCTAGTACCGTCCGGCCAAACTTTTCAGAACAGGCAATCCATATGACGCGGATCAGGCAGATTGTCGGCAGCGGCGTTGATAACCGTGCTGAGATACGCGGTTATCAATGCGGGACGCTTACCGATCTCCTGTAATACGGCTTGAATGTTCGACTCGATGGACGAATAGCCGGTAGCCTCCAAAGCGGCCTTGACCTGCTGTGCTGTGATGACGACACGTGACATTTCATGCCACCTCGACAATCTCATGCTGAGCGAGGTACGCGGCCACGGACTCTTCCAACGTTTGGTCACTGCCACGCTGGTAGTAGTCGCGGTACGCAACCACGCCACTCTTACAGTCGAACGCGACATATGCGACGCGACGGCCCTTGGAATCACGGAAGCCACGCGGCTTGTGCACATATCCACCAAACACGTCAGCCAACTCCTTGACCGACTTGCCACCTGGAATCGTGACCACGCGCGCCTTGACGCCATGCTGCGCAATCACCTTCGGCGTATCATTGGACGGAATCGGCGGCACTTCAGGAATCTCAACCGTAACCGGCTCAGGCTCAACAACCTCAACCGCAGCCGATCCAGCTGGGGCGAAAGAACGCAACGCGCGGATAAACGCCGCCGACTCACGGTCAGACGAAACAAAATCCTTACGATAAGCGTTGAACGCCTCAAGGACACCACGCGGATACTCCTGATTGTCGAAAGCGTCGATATCGCTCCCGTAATCGATGGAATGGCCGTTGCCGTCCGCATCGTAGAGAACACCGTAGATCCTATCGAACTCATGCGCGAACTCAGCAATGGTATGGCCGCCAAGCTCACTCATTGGCTGATGTGGCTGTGAAACAGTCTCAGCCGGTTCCGGTTCAGGCTCAACCGTCTGCGGGGTGACAACCGGCAAATCATCGTAAGTTTCGCACATCTCAGGATGGTCACGCTCGGCCGGGGTGAGGAATGAAATGTCACGTGACACAACCATGCCGCCATCACTGTAAGACAATTCCCAACCATGCTCACGGTCGGAGTCCGACAGGCTCACGCCATGCGCCGTATAATCCCCACAATCAGGGGAAACCATGCAATCGCCACGTTCCACGATCAACGGCACGTCACCGATCTCACTCACGGCCTGGGCGTAATCAGGCCCGTTAGGGTCAAGCCACGTGCCACCATCGGCACGATACGCGGCGGCCACACCACGCACCGCCTGAGCATTCTTCACGCCCGGAATCATCCGCCATGATTCAACGCCATCCTTCATCTCGAAACGCCACACGCTCGGGCTGTTGACGGAATCGAAAAACATGAAGACACTGGACGAATTGACTGCCCACAGGCCGTTAACTTTGTTCGACATTTTAAAACTCCCTTGTATGAAAACTTGATTATTTGATGGGCCGTTCACCGCACGGCCCTGAGCGGTTTCACCATTCCAAAACCTTGCTACCGTCAACCAAAACGTATGACGTGCCGGATTGATTGCCGTCAACGCTTCCACGCCACTCGCAAATACGTTCGTAACCGTCCGAAGTGCTACCGTCCTCCATGCCGCACTGCGGAATGGCTGACAACTCGCGGTAGCTCGCTAGGTCGACTTGGTTGTAATCCTTCGTGGCATAGGTTTCGCGCCACCACGTCCACTGCTGCTCAGGCGTGCCATGCGGATCGGCAACCGGCTGATCGGAAAGCGCTGTGGAACAAGCCACGCCGAAAGCCAACAGGCCAACAAGCACGGCAACAAGCAGAGTAATCTTCTTACGCATTGCGAACACCTCACTTGGAAAGAACGGAATCAACAACCGTGTAGAATCCGGTGCAAAACTCTCTATTGTGTTCGCTGTGCAGTTCCGCACGGCAACGTTTCGTTAACAGGCGGCGGCACTCACCAATCATGGCATGTTCACCGCGCGTATAGTATTCATCCATCAACCACCACGCGGCATACGTGGTTCCGTCAAGCCTGTTTTCATCAGGCGAACGCCAAGCGTTTTGATTGTGTGAATACGTAGTGTTGTACACGTTGGCGAGATACGCATACTCTGCGGAATCAGATTCACGAATATCAGGAAAATCAACTGTAACAAAAGACATTTTTAAAGCACCTCGATTGTGTTGGAATGTAATGCCCGAACGGGCTATATGGGCGTGATTGATAGGCTCACGCCCGAAAGCCTGGAACAAGTCAGCGCATACGCTTGCAATAGGATTCAAGCCACGCTACACACGACTCATCACCTGGAACCTGGTGCACCACAAGCCACTGTTCTGCGGTGACCACGGCGTAGCGTCTACCTAGGCTGCCGTCACGCCTAACGTTCCGGCTGACCACATACACCACGCCATCAATCCACCTGACAGCGACGTTATTCCATGCCACCACACAAGGCTCAAGACCATGCTCACGGCCAAAATTCCACGCCCTATTACGCCGGCTGACCTGATCGGAACACCTATCCTTGAACCATTGCACAAGATTGTCATAGGCAAACATGCTGCACCTCACTCCGCAAGCAGTTCGGAAACCGCGTTGTCAAACTCTTCGGAGAACAGCCAAGTACGGTAGAAAACCTCAAGTTCTTCAGAATTATCAAGGGGCGCGTCGTATGCGTAATCGCTAGCGACGAACCTATCCCAATCATCCGAGAACATGACGTTCTGCATATTCTCGGAACTCTTGCTGGCGTTGCACGTCCAGGAACCGTTATCGTTGCCGGTAACCGGAAGCTCAACGTCGTCATACCGATCCCAGCACCATTGGTAGGTCGGCGTAATGCCGTCCGCATAATCCTTAAGGGTTTCGACAATTTCATCCCGCAAGTCGGAACGATATGCCGCTGCAAAAGTGTTTTCGTCACACATTTTTAATACTCCATTCCAGCCCCCTTGCTAAAATGAGAGGGCTCTAGTCAGATTGGTTAATGATTACTGAGCAATCGAGCCGGATAGTTGCAGCTATCCGGCTCAACTCATTCGTGGACTACCGCGCCCATAAAGAGCACCGATAGCCCTGGCGGATTACTTAGAATCTGCCGAAGTTTCAGAATCAGAATCAAGTAGCTTACGCGGATTAGCAACACGCAAGGCGTCACACAGCTTTATCGCAGTGGCTAAGGTTAAGTTAGCCTCAGAGCGCCTACCGCTCTCGATATCTGAGATGTTGCCGCCTGACATGCCAACCTTTTCGGCTAGCTCTCGTTGCGTCAACCCGCGTTTCGTTCTTAATTCTTTTAATCCCATGGCCTGCTCCCTTCTTGGATTAGAGGCCATTGTAGACCACTCAGACAGCGCGGGACAATTCCATGCCGGACACCGCGCCACGTTAGCGACTCGACGACGGTTCAGCCTTGCATGGTGTGAGGGTGCATCATGCCTAGTCGCATTCCGTCGCGTCCTTGTCGCGTCCACTCTTCAGTTTTCAATCATCCATGCCGCGCCTGTTAGGGGGCTTCGTGTCACCGTCCTTGCGGTGGTGGCCTTCGTGGTGGTGGTCTCTTCATCTCCGTTCCTTTCGTTGTCGTTTGCTTGATGGCTCTCACTATACACGTCCTACGTATGTAGTGCAAATTGAGCCAACATGAACCATGTCAAAACCATTGCAAACACTAGCATTCGTCGGCGTGTCGCAACCACCGCACGGCGGCAAAAAGACGGCGGGCGCCACAGCCACGGCCGCGCCGCGCCACGGCCACACCCAGGGACGCCACGGCCACGTCACGACGGCCATGTCCAGGGACGTCACGACGGCCAGGCGCGACGGCCACGGCCAGGGACGACATAGCCACGGCCACGACATGACGGCCAGGCGCGACGTTAATACGATCGCGCCCGCGCAAATATCACACGACACGCCAGAACACAATCGTACAAACGTTCCAACGTTGCACCATGCAACAAACACCCCCCGTGGGGGAGCCTCCCCCCGGCGCAAAAAGCAAGGCCGCTGGCTCTCTAGTGCTGACGCTGAATGCTCGCTGGAACATTTTTGGATTACCCGTTACTTACGAAGTCTTCACATATTTAGTGGTTGCAACCGTTTCTGCACCCTACATATTGTGTATAATGTTCCTTGGATTGATGTTGATGGTGGTAGAGCGCAGCTCGGGTCCGCATCGATATCTGGCTGCTATCACTCATTGCGCGTAGCGTGAGTATCCTAGGTGTGATGCAGTCAGCAGTGGAATCCGACCAGTCTATCCCGGACGTGGCTTACATGGACTCGTACCTATTATTTTGGGCTGGTCTGCAATCCTGTTGGCACAGCCTTTTGGTTGCCGGGTTCGATTCCCGGGGTTTGCTCTAGGTTTCATGGGGTAGCTGCCTATGAGATCGATGGCATTGCTCGAATATCTCCGCTGGAACATGTGGGGGATAAGAGGCTCCCTGCCTTAATCAGGTGGTTGATGACCGAAGGGGAGGCACGGCCAAACGGGTGCATAGATGTTTCACGTTCCTTGCCGTTGGTGGTAAAGCCCATTCCACCATGCCGAACGTCTTTCCGACTTGGACGTTAACTAAGTCGGGTATATGGCATTGGTGCAACCGGTAGCATTACGGTCTCCAAAACCGTCGATGTTGGTTCGAGTCCAACATGCTGTGCTCAGCCTACCCACAGGCTGTGGGAAAGGTCTTCGGAGTCGTCTTGTGGCGGCTCTAGTTTTAGCTGACCCGCCTAGTCTGCGGGAACAGTCTCCTGAGTCGCTGCGGCGGCTCTTGCATTTTGGATGCTTGGCAGAGTGGCTTATTGCACCACCTTGCTAAGGTGGCGACCGGGAACGGTTCGGGGGTTCGACTCCCTCAGCATCCGCGCGCCGTGGCTGGCGGTAAAAAGCCATTGTGATGATGCCATTGGTTCCTTATGGCTCTCTGGGGGTTGAACGAGCGTCCCATGCTCCTGTTGTGGGTGGAGTGTGGGACGCTTGTTCTTTTGCTTTGGTGGCGGAATGGTAGACGCGGCGCACTCAAAATGCGCTACCTGTAGGGTGTGAGGGTTCGAATCCCTCCCGGAGCACTTGGGTTGGTTGATCTGAGAACTTTTCCTGCTGGGATGTTTCCCCTTTGGCGTGTTTTCCTGCTCAGCACCGGCCAACCCTGTTTTTGTGGAGGCATTGTGGCGTGGTCTAGTTCCCATCGTGATGAACGGTTCAATCCTGATTGGCCGCGTGTCCGTGCGATGATTCTTGAACGGGATGGGCATAGGTGCCAGTGGCCGGTCAAGGATGATTACGGGAATGTTCGCCTGTGCGGACGGTATGGGAATGAGGTTGACCATAAGGTTCGTAATCCCGTCCATGATGATGATCGTCCTGAGAATTTGTGGGTGTTGTGTCGTTGGCATCATCAGCGGAAGACCGAGGGTGAGTCTGCTGAGGTTCGTCGTGCGAAGGGTAGGAATCGGAGGGAGAAGCGTTGGTATTCTCACCCGGCTTTCAAGTGAATGAGTTCATGTGCGCGGTTGCCGGTTGCGCTAATCCGGTGTGTGCGAAGGGATTGTGTCGTTCGCATTACGACCGTGACCGTTATTCGGGGTCTCCGCTGAAGCCGTTGCGCCAGCGCATGTGTCCTCAATGCCATACGTGGTTTGATCCGAAGCGTTCCGACCAGTTGTTTTGTTCTGGGCGTTGCCGTGTGGCGTATAAGCGTGCTCGTGATGATGATAAGTCGTTGCCGGTGAAGCCTGAAACGACTATGTATGTGCGTCCGGTTGACGTGTCCGAGCTTGAGTCCGAGCTTGTTGTTGAGTCTTTTACTGATTCTCAGGTGGTTGAGAAGTGTGGCGGCTTGTGCGCGAAATGCCATGAGCCGGTTGATGTTGGTTCGAGTGGTGCCGATGGCGCCGCTTTCGTGTGGAAGGTTCCGTTGGAGAAGTCGCATAGTGCGACTTTGGCGAATCGTCTGCTGGTTCACAAGCGTTGCGAGGGTGGAACGTCCTAGCTTCGCGTATTGCCTGAAACGGGCGGATTGTGAGGCTGGCTGTGGCTGGTAATGGTCGTGGTGCGCAGAAGTCGAAGAATCCGATTCTTCGTGCGCCTGATAGTCCGATGGGTTTGGAGTTTCCTGCTGTTCGTCCTGATGGGCAGGAGTGGCTTGAACGGACGAAGAAGTGGTATGAGTCGCTTCGTGTCAGTCCGTTGGCTCAGCGTATGGGTGTTGAGGCCGACTGGTACGCGGTTCAGGATTTGGCGTTGTTGAAGGATGATTTCTGGCGTCCGAAGACTAAGGGCCGTTGGATGTTGGCTTCCGAGATTCGTCAGCGTGAGGCCACGTTGGGCATTACACCCGAGGCTCGTGTGAGGTTGAAGTTCGATGCTCCGCAGCCTGACGATATGAAGGCTTCCGCGTATGAGGGCGATACTGAGGGTGCTCGTAACGTTCAACGGAACAGGCAGCGTGCTTCCGCATTGGGTTTGCGTGTCATTGATGGTGGTGCCTGATGCATACGCGCATTCCCGAATTGCATGGCGAGGATTTGACTCGTTCGATGGGAATGTTCGCGGTTTGGTGGATTGAGACTTTCTTCCGTGTTGGTCGTGGTGGCGGTGTTGGCTTGCCTGAGACGTTCGACATGGACGAGTACGTGTTCATGCTTCACGCTTATGCGTTGACCGAGTGGGGTACCCGCAGGTTCAATCGTGTGTTCTATTCGCGTGCGAAGGGTAAGAACAAGTCCGGTAAGGCCGCTGGCATTTGCGCGTTCGAGGGTTTGGCTCCTTGCAGGTTCGATCATTGGGCGGAAGAAGGGGAGACTTACGAGTTTCTGGGCGAGGTCTACCCGTATGCGAAGGGTGAGCCTGTTGGACGCATGGTGCAGATGCCGCAGATTCTCTGCTTGGCTACCGCCGAAGGTCAGACTGGTAACATTTTCGATTCGATTTACTACAACTGCGATCAAGGCCCTTTGAGCCAGTTGAAGGGTGTCGGCCTTGATGTTGGCCGTACTCGTATCGGATTGCCGGAGGGTGGGGAGATTGTTCCCACCACGAGTGGTGCCGCGTCCAAGGATGGCGGTTTGGAAACGTTCGCCGCCTGTGATGAAACCCACTTGTACAACACGAACAAGCTTCGCAACATGTACAAGACCGTTCAACGTAACCTCGGCAAACGTAAAGGTGATGCAGACCCGTGGATTCTTGAAACGTCCACCATGTACAAGCCAGGCGAAGAGTCCATCGCTGAAACATCGTACAAGTATGCGTGGGATACCGCTTCGGGCAAAATCAAGCATCGTAGCGGCATCTACTTCGACCATGTGTATGCGAATATCGACTTGGATGATTTCGCTGACGAGAAGAAGGTTCTCCGCGCCTTGCAGGTCGCGTATGGTGCGAGTGCGAAGAGTTCGGACGGTAAGGATCATCTGATATTGCCCGATGGTCGTATGACCGTGTTGAATGCTGATGGTGTTGACCCCGAAGGTCACACGTATTGGGATGGTGAGCTTGGCCCGTCGAAGGATGGGTGGATTGACCTGAATGGTCAGATGGACCAGATTTACCAGCCTGACTCCGATCCTGCTGATTCGATGCGCTATTTTTTCAACACTTTGTCGAGTGTGCATGACGCTTGGCTTACCGAGTCGGATATTCAGTCCCACATGCTGTATCGGGATGAAATGCATACGGCGTTCAATTCGATTCGTTTGGATGGCGCGTGGCAACGGTTCGTGACGAAACGTGAGCCTATAACGCTTGGCTTCGATGGTTCCGTGTCGGATGATTCGACGGCTCTTGTTGGATGCCGCGTGTCCGATGGCATGTTGTTCCTGATAAAGCTTGAATCCGCGCCCGATGGTCCCGAGAAGGCCACTTGGCGTGTGAACCGTGATGCGTTCGACGGCATGGTTCGTTGGATGATGGACAATTACAACGTTGTCGGATTCTTCGCTGATGTCGCCTATTTCGAGCAGATGATTGGCGGCTGGGAGAAGGATTATGGGAAGAAGTTGAAGGTCGGGCCGCGTAAGGGTGGCGACAAGATCAAGTTCTGGACTAACAACTGGTATAAGGACATGCAGGTTGCGTTGGATAACGCTCATACCGCGTTCCGGTACCCGTATACGGAGCCTGAACGTAAGTCGAAGCCCATCAAGGATGATATAGCGTTGCTTGCCGATCCGCGATTGGTGAATCATTTCCGTAATGCGCGTAGGCGGGAGACTCGTACTGGTTATGCGATTTATAAGGAGTCTCCTAATTCGCCGGACAAGATTGATGCGTGCATGGCTGGCCTGTTGGCTTATACGGCGCGTGGAAAGTATTTGGAATTGGCTGACGAGAAGCGGCGTTACGCGCCGTCGAGAATCTACTGATGGAAGAGGTGCCCTGTGGCAGAGTTGCAGCTAATCATTGATGGGGCATCCATTGATGATGATGATGCTTACGTGATTACGTCGTTGGCGCAGGAGTGGGGTTCCCGTCTCTTGGATATTGCCGAGTTGAAGTTGTTCAAGGATGGCAAGGAGATGGTGGACAAGAGCAGTGTTCCGCAGGGTGTTGACCCGAACGCGGCTCCCGTTTACAAACTGATGCGCCAGTTGGGTGTCGTGAATCTCGCACGTCGTATCAGCGAGAGTGTGACCGACCGGCAGCAACCTAATGGTTTCCGTAAGGTTGAGGATTCCTCGTTGAAGGATACCGATGCCGACCAGATGGCCAAGCAGTGTGGCCTGTCGTTCATTCTCCGCCGTCATCTACTACCTGACAAGGGCGATTACGGGTGTTCGTTCGCTCTCGTTGGAGAAGGGCAGGGAAACCGTTATATCAAGGCGTTGAGTCCTTGGGAAGCGTGGATGTCCAACAATGACGATGCGGCGATCATGTATTCGCATGATGACAAGCATGGTGTCGAGACTCTTACCTTGTTCCGTATCGAACGTGACGATGACGGGTTCTCCAAGCGTGTGTATTCGCGTGTGGCGTACAGAGAATCCGAACGTACTGTAGTCAATCCTTCCGATGATGGGGACCTTGCCGTTTTCATCAATCAAGGCAAGGCGTGGAGTCCTGGCACGAACTGGAAGTGGGATGATAGTAAGGGCGACGAATACGATTACGCTCTGGACTGTGACTCATTGCCTATAGTCCGGCTGAGCACGGTTGACGGTCAAGGCTTATTCGAGCCGTATCTTCCGATGTTGAAGCGTATCGACCGTGAGGTGTTCGACCGCCTGTGCATCACGATGATGCAGGCGTTCCGTCAGCGTGCGATCAAGGGTACTGTTCCGACCACGTATACCGAGGAGGATCAGGAAGTCATCGACGGTGAGAAACAGGCCGGTGATCCGATTGATTTGGCGTCCACGTTCGCGGTTGGCCCGGCTGCGTTGTGGAAACTTCCTGATGGTGTTGATATTTGGGAGTCGCAGACCACCGATACCGGTGGTTTGCAGAACATCATCGTTTCCGACGTGAAGCAGCTTGCCGCAGTGTCCGGCATTCCGTTGGACATTCTTTCGCCTGACGTGCAGGGTTCCGCGAATGGTGCGGAGTTGAAGCGTGAGACGTTGAAGTTCAAGGTTCAGACCATGAACGATCTTGACGCTGAGCCTATTGTCCGTATGATTCGTATGGCTTTGGCGTTGGATGGGTCTAAGGCTTCGCAGAGCGAGTTCGAGATGGTGTGGAAGCCGATGGATACGACCAGTTCGCTTGAGCAGGCTCAGGCTTGCCAACTGTTGTATCAGAGCGGCCTGTTGGCTCGTAGGACGATTCTCACGCACAAGATGGGTTATACGGCTCAGGATGTTGCCGAGGATGATATGAACCGTCTTGCCGACCAGTTCAATGTTTCCGGCCAGTCGGATAAGGGTACTGCGAAGCTTGTTGCCGCAGTGGAACCTGCTACGGGTTGGGATGATGAAACCCAGTCCGCTGTGGATGGCTTGCCTAATGTTGATGTCGAGCTTGTCGATGAAGGCGAGATTGAGTCCTGATGTCTGGGAAAACGCTTGAATCGTTGTCCGACACGCTTGAACAGGCTCGTGCCGCTTTGGTGAACCAGTATGTGAGTCAGGCGCGCAGGATGTGGGATATGTTGACTCCCGCTGACTGGTGGAATGATGGCATGACGTTTGCCGTCGCGGCTCGCATGGCGTTGTTGGAGATGGCGTTGATTCAGCAGGTGCGCCTGTTGGGTGTTTCCTATGCGGATGAAACGTTGAGGATTGTCGGCGTCAATCCGAAGGGTGATGTGCCGAATCTCGTGTTTCCGCGTGACAATACCGACCCGTGGCTTGTGGCCCAGCGTCCGGCTGACTCGTATCGTTCCGCCGCTGTCAAGTCTCCTGCGATTCGCCCGCAGTCTTGGCCTGATAAGACCGATGAATTGTTCAGTGAGGTTGACAAGTGGCTTGAACAGGCGTTCAACCGGTTGCAGACCACTGTTGACGAGGACGTGTCCAGAGCGCAGACGAGCGCCACGCTTGACAAGTATCGGCGTAGCAAGGTTTTGGAATACCGCAGGGTGTTGCATCCTGAACTATCCAAGACCGGCTCGTGCGGCTTGTGCGTCGTGGCTGCTGACCGCTGGTATTCGACTGCCGACCTACTGCCGTTGCACGCTAACTGCCATTGCGGTGTCGCACCGGCTGGCAGCGACTATGACCCCGGATTCCAGTTGAATCAGAAGGATTTGAAACGACTGTACGACGAGGCCGGTGGCACTACCGCGTCCGCGTTGAAGCAGGTGAAAGTCAAGACGATCACTCATGGAGAGCTTGGCCCCGTGCTTCTCGCTGAGGATGCTGAGGATACGCCTGATCCGGTTCCGTCGAAGGATTCGGACGCTTGGCATACGCCTGACCGTCAGTCCACGTTGACTCAATGCCGTCGCATGGAGAATCGGGCAATCGAGTTCAACCGGCGCTACAAGGAAGTGCAGAAGGCCGGTAAGCCGGTGACTTTCCGCTATGAGGGGAGAACGTTCACGTTCAAACCTTCCAAGAATTTGAAACAGGCTATGGCATGGCAGAAGACCATGCTCAACCAGATGCGGTCGATGCTTGGCGAGGCCGCGTAACACTATTGAAAGGATTCAAGCCTAATGGCTGATGAAAATACCAATACCGCTGAAACGGCGGCATCTACGAATGCGCCTGAAACGGGCGTGAACGCGCAGCCGAAGGACACTGCCACTTCTCCTGTAGCCGCCAATACGGCGTCTCAAAAGAATGGTGCGGATGACCTTTCCGAGAAGTTGGGCATGTGGAAGCATCAGGCCCGTGAGAACGAGCAGAAGATGTATGAGAATCGTGATCGCGCCAATGCCGCCGAAGCAAAGCTTGCCGACACGGAAGGCCGTCTCGCTGACGCTGAGGTTCGTATCGCCAGGCTGACCGCGCAGAAGCAGCATCCTGAGATTACGGACGAGGCTTTCGATGCCTTGTGCAAGGAAACCGACCCTGACGAGATCATCAAATGGGCCGATTCGTATGTTCAGTTCATGCCGAGCAAACCTGAAACGGGTGGGCATGATTCCGCCGATGGTTCCTCGCGTAACACGGGGAAACAGGCTATGAAAACCGCTTTGTCCAATTCCGCGCCGCATGTTCACGCTCCCGCTCAGGGTGACGCGAAGAGTGGCTACGAGTTTGGGCTTAAGCATTCGTTGATTAATTCCAAGAAGGAGTAAACCTATGGTAAACGCTATGGTTCATCCTGAGAACTTTACCGCGCCCCAAGATAAGCAGAAGTGGCTGCTGAACCGTATTACTGACGGTGTTAAGAAGGTCACTCTTGACTTGTCCACGTTCGTTGGCGGTGCAAACGAGTCCAAGTATTTCGCGTCCATCGACGATGAGAACACTGTCGCATACCTGTATTCCGGCATTCCGCTGGCTCGTATCAATAACACTAATAATTTTGGGCCGTATGATCCGACTGCAAAAGATGGCCGTCAGAATAAGGTTGCCGGTTTCCTTGAGTCTCAGGTCAAGGTCGAGTTCACCCGCAAGGGTTTGAAGGAACAGTATGTTGATTCCGGCTTGCGTTACATGGCCGTGATCGACAAGGGTGAACTGCCGGTGGCTATCAACGGCGCGAAGGTTGATGGGCTGATTCTGTCCTATGACGTCAGTGCCGGTTCCGATGTCGAACTGCTGTCCACTGTGACCGCATCCGGTTCCTATACTCTCCCCGCCGCATCCGCCAGTGCTCTTGGCGGCGTGAAGAAAATCGCCACTCCGTCCGAGGACACTGTGTCCGCTTTGAAGAGCGCTTTGAAGAGCGCCGGTATTTTCGGCTGACGGCCGTTTTAAACAATTATTTTCCAACCCGCCCATTGTGGCGGGTTTTCTTATATAGGAAGGCTTTTCTATGGCTCTGGTAAACAAGGATTTCATTACCCCTGCCGAAGCGTCCGGCATCGTGCTTGGCGCTTATCAGGGTGCCACTTCCGCTTTGCCGTTCGGTCAGATTCTGGCTGACATGAACAATCCGACTGGTGTCAACGTCAGCTGGGTTCCGAACCAGCCGCGTTTTGAGGTGGACACTATTGAGTACTCCGCATATGATGCCGAGGCGCCGTACGATGAGACTCACGCTGGCGGTAAGAAGATGTATACGGAGATGCTGCCGTTGCGTAAGCGTCACCGTGTGTCCGAAGAGGATATCGTAAAGGGTGTCGCTTCTTCGAGCTTCACCATCGACCCGGAAGTGAATGGTGTGGTTGCCACTCCTACCGCCGCTGATAATCTGCGTGAGGCGTTCGTGCGTCTTGGCAAGGAATTGGCGTTTACTTTGGAGATGTACCGTGTCGAAGCTACCGTTGACGCGAAGATTTCCCCGAAGTCTGGTTCCGCTTTCGATAATGAGTGGGATTACGCGCGTGATTCGTCTTTGACCATCAACAAGTCCACTGGTCAGACTTGGGCTGATGGCGGCGATCCGGTCCAGGACTTGCGTGACTGGGCCGACAAGATTGATGCCGTCGAAGGTGACGCTCCGAGCATCATGCTCACCACCAAGAAGGTGTGGCGTGCGTTGGCTAAGAACGCCGCGATGATTAAGTACTATTATCCGACCACCGCTAAGGCTTCACTGCCGAACCTGTTGAAAGATGACGAACTCAAGTATGTGCTCGTGCAGATGACCGACATTCGAGACGTAATCATCGTTGACGACATGTACAAGGATTACGCGCGTCAGATGAAGATTGAACTGCCGGGCAAGGTCAAGTCGTTCTTCCCTGAGAACACCGTGCTGTTGATTCCGGCGTTGGGTGACACGTCCATGGGCTACACCGCTTTTGGCCCGACCGCTCAAGCCAAGGAGAAGGCCGTGTATGGCATTACTCGTGAATATGATGCCGGTCCGGTCGGTGTCGTGCTGGATTCCACCGGCACCAATCCGGGCTATGAGGCGCTTGTGAACGCTTCCGCCCTGCCTGTGCTGGTCAAGTCCAACAGCACTTTGAAGGCAACTGTTCTGACCGCATGATCTAGGAGGCGCGTATGAGCACGTCAATCATCGACAACATCGACTGGTTGAAGTATATGCGCGTCTACGGTTCCGCCGACGCGGATTCATTTGAAGAGCATTTCGACACTGATTGGATTTCCGCTCAATGCCGAAAGGCCGCTCTCATCTGTTTGAGCGAATGCCCGATTGTCCGGACACGCTTGAAGAAGGGGCGCCTCTCTGAAAGTGATTTCGCGTCGGTCGTATGCGAAATGGTGTTGCGCGTAGTACGTTTCAACCGGTTCAAAACCGAAGCGAACGGTTCTTACTCGTACACGGAGCATGATCCGCAGCAGAATCAGCCTGGCTATGATCCAAGTCCCCGGCTGTTCTTGTCGAAAGCTGAGAAATCGATTCTGAATGGTTTCGCTGAATCCGCTGGCACGATGTCACACATCAGTCTTGGTTTCGACCCCGGTTATGGAGGTTGATGATGGCGTTTCTGTTTGACGATGATACGAATGAACGCCATTACCTCTACGAGGATAACCAAACCGATTACGGTGGTCAGAAACAGCTGTTCGACACGGATTATGTCGTTGTGATTCCTCGCAAGCATGTTCAGGACGCGCACGGCGGCCAGTATGTGCAGACTGGCGATCCCGTGAAGGTCATCTGCTGTGTTGAGGGTCGTGCGCAACAGGCTGGCATGTTCTCTATTTCTGGAGCTGAGGATAAGACGCCATCTTCGGATAACCCCGGCGGTTTGGAAGAGGTCACTCCTTTGCAGATTCTTGCGAGGGAATGGCCCGGTGACATTTATTCCCGGATCTGGTATAAGGGCGATTATTACGATGCCGACGGCGCTCCTACGTGGCGTGGGAGTGGTTCTCGTTTCTCCCGGCATTGGGAGGTTCGTGCACGTCGTGTTGTTATTGGCGATTATCTTGATGGCGGCATTTCCGAGCCTGAATGGGTGAAGGAGGTGGGCGGCGTTGGGAAGAGTCACGGTTCGACGTAGCGTCGCTACCGATATTGCGAAGATGTATGGGCCGGAACTTACACGCCGCGCCGCCGTGCATAGCGTGTCTGCCGTCCGCGCGAAGGCGAATGAGGCCGCTACGCATTCAAGCGTTGCGGATAGGATCGAGGTTTCCGTTCGCAAAGTCGGCTGGCATCATCAGATTGTCATGTCCGTCATGGGCCGTGATGGCACGCAGGTCGCTCCGCATTTGGAGTTCGGCTATTTCAACCGGTGGCTTGAGCACAAGTATGGGCCTCGTGATCCGAGAGCGCGTATTCCGGGAAAACATATCATGTTTGATTCGTTGAGTCGGGTGAGATTGTGACGGACAACATTTTTCAGCGTCTTGCCATTGACGTTCGTGAGTCAATCGATGCGGAACAGTTGGTTTATGAACTGTTGAATCGGGCGTATCCGTGCGAGGAGTGGCCTGATGTGAAGGTTTGCAGCGAGCTTGACTTGCCTTTGAACGCTTACGGTGAACGTGGACAGGTTCTTCTCTATTATGTTTCCGCTCCCGAACAGTTTGACCGTGGATTGTGGCGTTTCGGCGTGACGTTCACGGTTTTGGCCGCTGACTGTAATAATCCTCACGGTTTTGCACGTCACTTGTATAAGACGGTGCAGGGTTGGCCGTTCGAGGAGTCCACGACAGCTGGAACGGTCGGCACCGTGTCTGTGACGGCGCAGAAGCGGCAGTCTGATTCAAAAGAGAATCAAGGCAAGAACGTCAAGGAGTATGGGCTGTCGGCTGTTGTGACTGCCCGCGATTCGTTCAAGGCTTGACCGGTATCGGTCAAGCCTTTTCTTTTATCAATTTCAAGTAGAAAGGCACCATTATGGCTATTAATGCCGATGGTCTGATTCAGGCGTCTCGCGGTACGTTGTTCACGGCTCCCGCGAAGACCGCTCTTCCAACCAAAGTTTCCTCGTTCTTGTTGAACAGTGGCACTGTTGCCGCCGCTGGCAGCGGTTCCGTCGTGAATTGGGAGAATATCGGCCATACCTCCAACAACAACAAGATCAGCTTCAGCAAGGATGGCGGGGACACCACCACGAAGGACACGTGGCTTGTCGCCGGTGCGAAGAGTTCTACCGAGGCCCCGACCATCACCGTGTCCGGCGCGTCCGTGCAGGGTGATTCGGCCACCATCACGAAGGTCACTGGCGGTTGGGCCGGCGATCAGGGCGGCATCGTCGTGCCGTTGCAGCCCGTGGTGCAGCATCTGGCGTTGTTCGTTCTCGCCTACGATGATTCCGACAAGCTGAGCTTCGGATTGTATCTGCCGGAGACCGATTTCACGTTCGATAACGTCAGTCTCGCCGATGAGGATTTCGCGGAGTTCAGCTTCAATGCTGTCGTGAAATCCACTAGCGTGCTGAAGGCCGGTGCCAATGGTGAGGTTGGCGCGTACCAGATTTTCGCCCCGGAGACGTTCGTGTCAAAATAACCAGCCCGGATTCCAGTGGTAAGAATCCGGGTGATTCCTCCCAGACCGTATCGGGTTTGACCTCGAAGGACTGAGATTTCCTATTGCCCCCGCATGTACCCATCCGTGCGGGGGCAATTCTTTCCAACGATTGGCAGATGGGTTTTTTGATGGGGATTACAGATTATGGCTTCCAAAACTGATAAGAACACTGTTAAGACCGTTCCGGAGATTCCTGACACGCTGGCTGAGTTCGTCGAACAGCACGAGGAACTGGCCGGATGCCCTGAGTTCGTTCCGGCTCATGAGTTCTCCGTGGCGCAGACATGCGATTTCATGGTCGTCGATGCCGTGGCGTCCGACAGTTACGGCGTGTTCCGCAAGAAGACTTCCGATGATGTCGATTCAAGTCTGGCTATAGCCAGGATGGTGGCTGCCAGCGATAGTTTCTTCGAGAAGATCGCCAAGGACGTTGACGCCTACCACAAGTGGGTCACTGGCAGGACTCCGACTGTCCTGGTGCAGGTGTTCACGCTGCTTAACGCATTTTATGGCGCGTCCTTGGGAAAATCCGAAGCGTCAAGGACGCCTACCGGAAATGCAAAGTAGAGCTTACGTGTGATTTCCGTAGGTTCTACAATCTGAATCTTCCCGCCGCCATGCATGAGTATGACGGCGGTTTTCTTTTGACCCTTATCGGCGGGCTTGCCGGCTATGACGAGTCGTTGTATCGGGAATGGTTGCTGAACCATCCTGATGAGCGTGCCCGCGCCGAGTCCGAGAGTGATTCCGGTTTGAGTTTTCACGGGTTCACTCAGGATACGAGTCTGCTGTTGGGTATTTACAATCAGGTCGGCTTGCTGGTTTCCGGCACATTGCAGTTCAAGGACGGCAAGCATCCTGAGTTCAAACCGATTATGCCCCCTCACGCCGCCGATGGCGTTGATAGGCGTGTTTCCGCCAACTTCGAGTCGATGAAGGCGTTTCTGGGCATGTGATTGAAAAACAGGGGTTCTTATGGTGGAGTATCTCGCCGGTTCCGTTGGAATCGATATTTATCCGAATACCAAAGGGTTTGGCGAAGAACTCCGCCGTAAGCTCGCCCGGTACGCTGATGACGATTTCGATGTTCGTGTGACGCCTGACGTTGACATGTCTCGTTGGCGTGCGGCGAAAAGGCGTATCGAGGATGATGGCATCGTCCAGAATGTTGAGATTCGTGGCGATGACTCCGATCTGAAACGTGTTCTTCGGGACATTGATAAACGTAAAGTATCCCCGAAAGTCGAGCTGACCGACGCTTTGCGTGATCTGCGAACGATGCGCAAGCAAGTTCAGTCTTCCGACAAGGCCGTTTCCGCGATGAACAAGCGTATCGCCAATGGTGGTGACGCTTGGCGCAAGGTCACGCTGAAAAGCAAATCGTATCAGGATGCGGTGAAACGTAACACGCGGTTGACCACGGCGTATGCGAGCAAGCAGATCGACGTTTTGGATAACGTCAAGAAGCACATTCGCAGTATGCAGGATGCTATCGAGAAGGTCAAGCCTCTGGGCAGTTCCAACAATGTCTCGATGGCTCGCGCCAATCGTCTTGTCGAACAGCTTGACAATGCGATGCAGCAGTTGAAGCGCAACAGCAAGGCGAACATCCGTGTTGACGTCAACGATGTTTCCGAGGTCGTCAACGTTCTTGAGAACGTGTCCAAGCGTCTGAAGCAGATCGATGGGATGGACGCCCACGCGAAGGTCTATCTCGACGGCGCGAAAAGCATGGAACGCGAACTGGAAGCGTTGAAGCGGAAATTCCGCAGTCTTCCGAATGACATCGAAACGGATTACAAGTCAGCCATCGACAAGCTGAATCTTGCTGCGTTCCATGCTGGCAAGGATAAGAACTACCACTATGAGGTCAATCTTGATTTGGATGTGACCCGTGCACGTGAGAAGGCCAAGAAGCTTCAAGAAGATTATAAGAAGCTTGAAATGGACATCGACCTTAAAACGGCTGGTGCCCGCGCCCATCTTGCCATGCTCACCCGCCCGCGTTCCGTCGAGATTTACGCGAAACTCCATGCCACTGATTTCGGCAAAATGCTGGATGGTATGACGTATGGCGCGACTGGTCTTCGCGCCGTCAACAACCAATTCCAGAAATTCGTGAATTTCATGGACTCGTTGGATGAGAAGGTTCCATTCTTCTCCGCATTGGGTACCGTGTTCGCCGGTGTTTCCGCTGGCGCTATCAACATGTCCCGTAGCGTGCTTGGTGTCGGCTCTTCGATTGTTTCCATGTCGAAGGCCGCATTGGCGGCTCCTGCCGCTCTTGTCGGATTGGGTGCCGCCTATGCGTCCGTGAAGATGATTTGGGGCGAAAAGGGCGCCACTTGGAGCGAGCAGATCGACATTGCATCCACAAAGTTAGGCAAACTGTCCGACAGTGTGGTGAACGCGTTCTACGGTCAGGCGCGTCCAGCAATTCGCGGGTTGGCTGATTCCATTGCCGACACGTTGATTCCCCAAATGTCAACTCTTGCCGACCATGAGGGACGAATCGTCGTCGGCATGACCAAGATGGTCAAGGAAGCCGATAAGACAAGCGTCGTATCCAGCATTTTCAACGATGTGAATAAGTCGTTGACTTATTTGGAACCGGGTGTTGAGAGCCTTGTCAAGGCTTTTCTGAATCTTGGCGATTCAACTAGCCAGTATCTTCCTCGTGCCACACGGTATGTGAGTGAGCTTGCGGATCAGTTCACACGTTGGGTTGATAATGCTCGCGCGTCCGGTGAGATTGAGAAGTCGATGCAGCGTGTCATTGAACAGGCTGGATATTTGAAGAATTCCGTGAAAGCGCTCATGGGTATTGCTTCCGGCTTGTATTCCGCTTTGGCTGAGGACCAGAATGGCATCCAAAGCTTCTCCAAGGAGTTGCAGAAGGCGGATAAGGCTGTCAATTCGGCAAAGTTCCAAGACACGTTGAAGTCGTGGGCTGTTGGCGCTAAAGTGGCGCAGTCCGCGATGCGTGATTCATTCTCCGAGATTGGTGACGCTGGCTATTCTTTGCGGCATACCGTGGGAAATGTTTTCGGTGATGCCGGTAGGACGATTGCTTCGTTCACGAAGAATGTGAGCCGCCTGTTGAAGAACAGTAGCGGTGGTATTTCCGATTTTTCGTCTGGCGTTTCCAACGGATTTCAGAAGGTGTTCAACGCTGTTGGCGATGTGAGTCCGATGTTCAGCCAGTTGCTTTCGACTGTCGGGCAACTGTCTAAGACGTTCGGCGGCACATTGGCTGCTTCTCTTCGTGCTTCTGCTCCGCTGATTCAGGCTATCGCTACCGCCGCCGAGGCTGTGGCTAAGGCTTTCAGCGCGTTGCTGCCGGAACCGATTCAGGCCGCGTTGGGCGTGTTCGCCACGTTCGGCAAGGCTGGCAAGACCGCTTTGGACACGGTGAAGCTTGCCGTGGTTGAGAACACGATGAAGTCGTTGCAATGGCAGAAGGCTTTGATGGAGTTGGGTGTGACTTCCGCCGGTACTGGTGTGACGTTGAAGAATGTCGCTCAGGGGTGGGTGGCGTCTAATCCCGCTGTTTCTAAGTTCGTGTCGAATGTCGGCTCTGCTGAGGGCGCGATGGGCAAGGTGAAGGCTGTTGCGTCTGGTTTGGGTGGGATGCTTGCGTCTACGGTTTCCAATCCGGTGACTTGGGGCGTGGCTGCCATTACGGCAGCAGTCGCAGCGTATTCCGATTACAATGCGAAAGCTCAGGCGACTGAGCGTGCTTCCGAGAATATTGCGACGGCGTTGGGTAAGATTCCTGATTCGGCCGCCGAAGCTTCCGGCGCGTTATCTAATGTCGCTTCCGCGATTCGGGATGCGTTCAAGGACGGTAATTATGCTGAGACTGGTTGGAGCTGGTTGGATGATTGGACAACTGGATTCAAGAATACTGCCGAAGCCGCCGACAAGCTTGGTGTTTCGACCACTGACCTGAGCAAGGCTGCGAGCGGAAGTACGAAGGCTTACAACTCGATGATGAATCAGTTGAAGGCCACATATGATGCTCACAGCACCTATTCGGCTACCGCGACGCAGAATTACGGTAATGAAGCTGGTGCAGCCAAGAAGCTTATAGCAGTAATGGAAAAGGCGCGTCAGCAGTACATCGATAATGCGGAAGCGACATCCGTTGCGAATGGTCATGCTGCCGGCTATGCGAAGAGTTTGATCGAGATGGGTGAGGATTCCGATTCGGTTTCCATTGCCATTGCGACTCAATCTCAACGTCAGCAGATGTTGAACAGTGCCACTCAGAAGTACAACGATATCGTCAACAATCAGCGTACCGCGCAGCAGAACGCTTTGAGTGTCGCAACGGAATATGGTCAGATTTACAACGGTTTGGGTGATTCCATCCAACGCATCAAGGATTTGGGCGTACAGAACGTTTGGGACAGTGCCGCAGACTCGTTCAATAACATGACCGAGGCTGGACAGTTGGCTCAAACCAGTTTGCAGAATCTCGCTACGACAGGCCATGATTGGCTTGAACAGTTGGTTGCTTCCGGCGCGTCAACCGATGAGGTGAATGCGAAACAGCAGGAATTGTCAACACAGTTCTACGAGACGGCGAAGGCGATGGGCGTCCCGGAGTCGGAGATTCAGAAACTGCAACAACTGTATGGGTTGACTCCTGAAGAGGTCAAGACATTGTTCAAGACCGAAACGGAACAATCGAAGCAGAATCTGACATCCTACTTGTCTGATTTGCGGGCATTGTTCCCCGGCGAGGGCAATACGGCCATCTTCACCACGGTCCTTGACGGCATCAACAGCGGAGCATTGTCCAGCGCGGATGAGGTTCAATCAACCGTGAACAATCTCATGAACAATGCGAGCACAGACGGTTCAGGCAAATACACCATCGTGTTGGACGCAGACGGCAATCAGGCCGTTGTCGCTACCGATGAGGTCAGGAAACATGCCGACCTGTTCAAGAAAGGCACTGATGGCAATGGCTATACGACCAATCTGAAGGCTTCCGATCTTGCTTCGATGACCATTGACTATTTGAAAGGCGACGCCAACGCCTACGGTTCGTTGAGACCCACCGCGTCACTCGGCGCGAGGGACAACACCCAGCCTGCGAAACGCAGTGCTGAGCGCACCGCGAACCAGTGGAATGGAAGCACGTATAACGCACAGTTCGGTGGAAATATTTCCGGTGGCTTCTGGGGAATGCTCGGCACTTTGTGGAGCGAGGGCAGAAGCTGGGCGAGCAGGACGTTCAACGCTATTTTCGGAGTCAAGAAGAGGCGTGCGACAGGCGGTAGCGTTGAAGGCGATAATGTGACACGAACCGGCAGGATCGTCGGGCGCGGAACGAACACGAGCGATTCCATCGCTTTGAACGATTCCACTGACGTGTCCACCGGTGAATATGTCGTACGTGCCGCCGCAGTGCATAGCATGGAAGCCCTGTACGGCAAGGGAGTGATGAGCGCCATCAATGCGAGCGGTGACATCCCAAGCCAGTATTTGAAGAACGCGCGTCGTATGACTCGTGTTTCGATGCCTTCCATGGTTTCGGACTATTCCGCAGGCTCTTCCGAAGATGTCAAGTTTGAAAGCGGCCCTACATACAACATCACGCAGAACTTCCAATATCCGACCATCACGCCAATCTCGGTTCAGACGAATCAGAAGTTGGACAAGGCTGCGATGATCGGCATGTGAGAGGGGAGTATCGTGGCTTTTTCCACGTGTTTCTACAAGTTGAATAATGTTCCTCTTGATTCGGAGAACTGCATCGTCACTGTTGGTTCGACATTGTTGAGCGCCATCAGTGTTGACCGTACCGTTTCGACGGTTCCGCAACGGCATGGTTCTATCCCTTCCGGCATGACGCCTAGGTTTTCGGAACGTCAATTGTCGTTGCAGGTATGCGCGTGGGAGCCTGATGTGCTTGGTGAATCATCCAGGCTGATGCGGTTATGCACGATGCCGAATCTTGTCATGAGTCGGATTGTCGATGGTGTCGAGCAGCGTACCCGTGTCGAGTTGACCTCTTTGAGTCCTGATGATTCCAAGAGTCATCCGAACAGGTTTGTTCCGTTCACTGCCGTGTTCGCCATGCCTGACGTGTGGTGGCGTTCCGTTACGCATGAGACCGTCTCACTGCCTTTGAACGGCGGGAAGGTCATGTCCGGTGGTTCGGTGATGCCGTCCGCCGGATACTACACGTTCTGGCAGGGCGTTCCGAACGCTAGTCCGAGTGTGCTTTCCACTCAACTTCCGTATAGTTGCGGTGACGCTCCCATAACAGACATGGTGTTTCGTTTCCCGAAAGGTGTGACGGGCATAACGGTGAAGGATACGGTATCCGGTACCGGTATCACATGGTCTGGCACGCGCGTGGATGCTCGGCCTTACTTGTATTTGGATGCGGGATCGTTGACTGCATGGAGTTCCGATAGTGATTCCGCATGGTCTGGCGGTTCTCAGAACGAGACAGTCGGATTGGATTATCTGCCTTCCGGTAGGTTGCAAGTCAATCCTGATGTTTCTGGTGACTACAGGATTGCAGTTAAGGCCACTGGTTCCGGGAATGTGGCGTGCAGGTTTAAGAGAAGCTGGTGGTGATTTCCACTGGCTTCTTTCTTTTTAAGTTGAGGGATGCTTATGGGTAAGACTCTAAAATCTCGTCTTGTCGCATATCAGGCCAATGGAAGCAAGCTTGGATTGCTGCCTGAGCCGACTTCCTATACTGTGTCGTTCACTCATGATGCTGTAGGTGCTTTGACCGTCAGCTATTCGCGTAAAGCTTTGCGTGGTGAGATTCTTGACCGGCGTCTTGAAACCGGCTTGGAAATCGCCGTGGAAGTGTCTGATGGTGGACGCTGGATTGAACCGTATAATGGCCGGTTTGTTATCGCTTCACGTTCAAGGAATGCTCTGGACGTATCCGACACGGTGTCGTTGACCGGCGTTTCCTACGGGTGGCTGTTGAAGAAGGCTTTGAATCTGGACACGTCCAGATTGGAGACCAGCGGCGACGAGAAAGGCACTCGTAAATTCGCGAACGCGAACGCTGGCACGATCATGCGCACGTTCATGGATGAGAATTGGAATCGTGGCGGCGTGAAAGTCGATTGCAGCCGGTTCACTTCCGGTGCCGATTCCGCTGGCAAACAGTGGGGCTACATGCTGCCGAGCATATATTACGATCTTGGCATTTCCATACAGGACGTGTTGGATTCGCTGGTGAACAACGGCTTATGCGATTGGCGTACCAATGCCCGGCAACTGCTGTTATGGAACGCCGATAGCGTCGCCGTCTGCCGTGACTTGTCCAAATCGTGTGTGGTGACGCTTGCTCAGGATGTGTCGGAGGCTCCCGATGACGAGAGTATCGACGGGTTGGCTTCCTCGATCCTTGTACGTGGCGACAATATTAATTTCCGGCAGGATAATCCGAACGCCCCGAAGCCTTGGGGCGGTTGGGAATTGTATTCAAGCCAACAGGGTGTGAACAAGAAGGAGACCGCCGAACATCTCATCAAACCGACGTTGGCTAACGCGGCTAGGGTTCGTGGACAGTACACGCGATCCGTGAACGTGGTCGAAGTGTCTTGTCTGCCGCTCATCGATTACACGATAGGCGATTGGATTACCGCGCCTACAGTGGCGAACCGTGAGAAGGTCCGTGTCCAACAGGTCACGTTGCAACTCGACTCGACTGGGTTCAAGGCTTCGCTGATTCTGAACGACAAGAATTATGATTCCTCGGTTCGTTTGACGAAGCGTATGAACGGTATTACCGGTGGTGCTCATTTGGGTGGCGCGTCTGGTGCGATTCCGGCTCCTGAAAAGGACCATCGCGTGCCGAAGGCTCCGCAGAATCTGTCGGCCAATTCCGATGCGTACATCAATGTGAACGGGTATGCGCGTGGTATGGTTACGGCCCGTTGGGATGATGTGACGTTGGCGACTGATGGCACCGCCATGGACATCACGTCGTATGCGGTCGAATATCGTGTGAACAAGACTGGGCATGAGTGGCATTCCGCTGGCACGACCACTGAGCATACGTTGTCTTGGTCGAATCTGGATTGCGGTGTTCAGATTCTTATCAGAGTGCGTGCCGTTCCATCGTATTCCGACCAGATGGGCGAATGGTCCAGCGTGTTCGCGTTGACTGTCGCCAAGGACACGACACCGCCTCCGGTCCCATCCAAGCCGATCCTTTCTTCCGAGTTGGGCGTGGTTTCGGTTGCTTGGGATGGGAAAACCGCTGATGGTGGTTCCATGCCTATTGATTGGGATAGGAATATTCTCGGCGAACGTTTGGCTGATGGCGGTTTCAGGGAGATCGCGGCCGTCGCGACCGGTATCGGCGATTATGTTATTACTGGTTTGACGGCTGGCTCTTCGCACACATACGCTTTCCGTGCTGTCGATCATGCTGGTAATCGTTCCGACTGGTCGGCAGTCGCCTCGGTGACGGTGGCTTCGGCTGTCTCGCCTGAAGAGGTCAAGCAGATTCAGAAGGATTTGGCTGACAATCAGACGGCTTTGAAGGATAACACCGCGAAGCTGGATCAGGCGCGGAAGGACATCCAGTCCAACAAGTCTAATCTTGATGCGGCGAATCAGACGCTCGCTCAAGCCAAGACCGACCTATCGCAGGCGCGGAAGGACATCGCGCAGACCAAGAGCGACCTGACCACGGCGAACGGCGAAATCTCGAAGGCCAAGGAGTCGGCTGCGCAGGCATATGCCGAAGCCCACAGCAAGAACCATACGTTTCGCGGGCCCGACGAGCCGGACGCCTCCAAAGGGCTGATCGTCGGCGACCTGTGGCTCAAGACGCAGAAGTATTGGACGAGGTGGAAAGGGGAGAAGAACGCAAGCCCCTCACTGCTTGCCGACTTCTACACCTACTGGACGGGTGCGCCGAATAACAGTCCGAGCGTCTTGGTGCCCTTGTCCGATCGTGTGATTGACACGCTTGTCTGGGATGGTGCCGCTTGGAACCACATGGGCTATGCCGACGTGGAGCGCAATGCCGACGAAATCGCTCAGGCGAAGTCCGACATCGCGGACAATGCCGCTAAGACAACCGACGCCAAGAAGACCGCCGAGAATGCCGCTGCCGCAGCGAAGACCGCGCAGGGTACGGCAGACAGTGCGAAGAGCGCCGCAGGCACGGCCCAGTCAACGGCGGATGCCGCACAGACTGCCGCTAAGAGTGCCACCGCGACCGCAGGTCAGGCCAAGGATGCGGCCAATGCAGCTCAGACCGCCGCCGAGAGCGCGAAGAAGACCGCAGGCAACGCGGAGACACTGGCCAACACGGCCAATGCTTCGGCCAATGCGGCCAAGTCCGACGCGGCTTCGGCCAAGACGGACGCTTCGGATGCGAAGGACACCGCCTCAAACGCTTCGAGCGTGGCAACGCAGGCCAAGGCCACCGCAGACAGCGCGGCCCAATCCGCCACCGACGCGGCCACCGCCGCAAGGAAGGCGAACACGGCTGCCGCTGCCGCCGCTGGCGTGGCCAATGGCAAGGCCGACGTGCTGATTCAGAGCACGGCGCCGGCCACGTCGATGCGCAAGGCTTCGACCTTGTGGATTGACACGACTGGAGGCTCGAACACGCCGAAGCGCTGGAATGGCAGTGCTTGGGTGGCTGTGACCGACAAGGCCGCCACTGATGCGGCCAATGCGGCTGTCAAGGCCAATACGGCTGCGAAGACCGCGCAGGATACCGCCGACAAGGCTGCGACTGCCGCAGCTAACGCAGCGTCTCAGGCCAATCAAGCCAATGCGGCCGCCAAGAAAGCGCAGACCACTGCTGATGGTAAGAATCTGATCTACCGTGGCCCTGACGAGCCGAATCATGATGGCTTGAAGCCGGGGGACATGTGGTGGAGGACGCAGAAATATTGGACCCGCTGGAAGGGTGAGAAGAACAATTCGCCGTCCATGCTGGCCGATTTTTATACGTATTGGACGGGTGCGCCGAATAACAGTCCGAGCGTCTTGGTGCCCTTGTCCGATCGTGTGGTGGAAGTCCTGACGTGGGACGGTACGAGATTCGAGCCATTCGACCTCGTGGCGAACAACATCCTCGCGTCTGGCACGGTGGCCGCGAAGCATCTTGCCGCCGACTCAGTGACGGCGGAGAAGGTCAAGGCCAATGCCATCACGGCGGACAAGCTCGCAGCAAACAGCGTGACCACTGAAAAGCTGGTGGCTGATGCGGTGACCGCCGCGAAACTCGCCGCCAACTCGGTGCAGGCGCGGAATATAGTCGCACTGGCCATCACGTCCGACAAGATTGCAGCCAATTCCGTGACCACGGGCAAGCTGAAGGTCACGGAGGATATGACCGTGGCGCTCCTGAATGTCCATAAGATTCAGGCGGGCGACATCGTGGCTGGCGCCATCACGACAGACAAGATTGCCGCCAATGCGGTTAACGCGGACAAGCTCGCGGCGAATTCGGTGAACGCTTCGAAGATAGTGTCAGGAGCGATCACTGCCGACAAGCTGGCGGCAAACAGCGTGACGGCTGTCAAGATCGCGGCTGGCACTATCACGTCCGACAAGGTGGCGGCGGGCCAGTTCCGAGGCTACGTCTTCACCGGTGCGATATTTCAAAGCTCCGAGGCGGCGAACACTGGCATGAAGCTCAATAGCACGGCTTTGCGGATGTGGGATTCGAGCCATAACCAGACCGTCTACCTGGACGGTGAGGGGAAGAGCAATGTGCTGACCGGCACGTTCCAAACCCGTGTGAGCGGGCATCGCGTGCGCATCAGCCCCGACTACCATTCGTATGCGATCAGCGGCTCGGAGACGTTCGTTGGTGACGGATTGGAATTCCCCGCATACAACGGTTCCACCGCCTACTACAGTCATCCAGCCATCGCATCGGTCATCCAGTCGAATCAGGTCGGCTCGATGGGCGAACTGGACTTGTGGAGCGGACACGTGAGCAAGAACGATCCCGCCGCGTTCATGTCTCTCAGATCGAAGCCGCGCAAGAAAGGCGGTACCGGCAGCGGCGGCGTCACATCCAGAGTGCATGCCGTGGCGAACACGGATTACGACGAGCCGGACGAGAGCAAGAAAAGCAGCGCTTACCTCACTCTGTCCGGCGATAGCGCGAACGGTTCGGAGTGCTGGCTCGGAGCGCAAGACGCGAACGGCGAGGTCGGAGTCGGCGCGAACATCGGCACCGGATACCTGCATCTCGGCGGCTATCTCGGCGGCATCACGAACCGTTTCACGTTCCAGGCCCAGGCTGCGTGGAAGGCGTGGTATCCGAATCCCGGCTCGAAGATTGCGACCGGCGCTTCCATGCAAGTCGATTGCACGTTCAGCCCGACGAAATACGGCCACTATTACGTCGTCGCGAACGCGGATTCGCAATGGGCGGGCATCATCGCGCACCCGATGAACACGGGCGGCCAGAGCGGCTTCACATTGAAGCTGTATAACGCCGACCAGCCTTGCCCGGTGGATGTTTACGCGGAATTCCTGGCTTATTTGGTCAAATGATTGGAGGAAATGTTGTCAGCGACTTTCGAACAGGATGAGAACGGCTTGTGCATCATCCGCTGCGATCCGCCGGTGAACGGGTCGGACAGTTTCGTCTTCCGGCCTGAGGTGATCGCATCGTGGAAGGCGCTGCTCGGATTGGCTTCGACCCGTGAGGCGGTAGCGGCGATCATGCAGGGCAAGGAGGATACAAGCCGATACGACCATGCCACCGGCAGGGGCGTGTGGACTGGAGCGTTCGAAGCGTTGGAATCCGCTTTGACGGATTCCGCGACCGGCGTGAGCATGATGTCCGACGATGGGGAAGTGTTGAATGACCCGCTGACCGCCGCACGCAACAGGACGCGTGAGGGCATGAATCTTCCGGTCATGTCGAATGAGACCGACGCGCGGATGTGCGCCGCATTGACTGCTGACGGTTCCGGTGTGGAAGCGTCCAGCGGCATCGATGTGGCCTGCACGCGGGATGTCGAGGGATTGGATGCCTTCCTTGAGGATGAATCCAGTCAGGCGATGCTGGACGAGTGCGAGGAACGCTTCTACGAATCGCTCATGCCAAGACAAAACCAACAGAATTAAGGAGATTGATTATGGCCGATGTGACCACTGAGACCACTACCGATACCGCGCCTGCCGTGACGCCCGCCGAGCCGTCTGGCGTGCTTGATTTGCGTCCGCCGAAGGAGTCGGTGCGAGCGGAATTGTGCCGATTGGGATTGGAGTTTTCCAGCGCTGACGGCACCGCCGAATCTTGGCGCGACTATCAGCGTGGCGTGCTCGCCACGTTCGACGATTCCGGCACGTCCGTCACGTTGACGGACGTGAAGACGAATCTCGGCCGCACTTTGACGCTCGACGGGCTTAAGGCCGTTACGCGCATCGACACGATGACCGCCGCCGACTAGCCACTATTTTTCATCCAGTTTTTCAACCCCTGCAATCCACGCGGATTGCGGGGGTTTCGTATTTAAGGAGACATTTTGACTCAGCAGATTCCAGCCGACGCGAACGACGTCATCGACACGCTCTCCGCGAAAATCGGCACACTCAACAAGCAAATCGCAATCCTGAACAGCCAACTCACAGCAGCCATGAAACTGATCCCGCAGGATGTGCTCGACAGTCTCGATAAGGGGGATCATGCAGAGGATTAACTGGTTTCCCAATCCACGGTTCGACCGTAACGGCGCCTCGCTCGGCGCGTGGGGCATCAACTACGCGAAAGACATGCCCGGTGACGGCACGCTCCGACCGTCGCACTCTCAGGGGTACGACGAACTGCACGTCCCCGAGCTGAACCCCGGCGCCAAGTACGTGTTTAGCGTCAGGTCAGAGAACGGCAGAGGCTCTGTCATGCTCGTCATCGGCAAACAGTACTCCTCGCAAACCGTCCCGGACAGCAACGGGATGATCGTCGTCCGGATCACCGTGCCCGCAACGGGCAGCCAGAAGGAAAACCGCGTCATGTTTTATCTCCAAGGAGTGTACTCGCAACCCCAGTTGGAGCTCGCCTCGGCGTATGACGCGGCGCTCGGGGGGGGGTATCCTCGCTTCTTCACCGGCGACACCATGCCGCGCGCATAGGAGCGTCCGTCGGGCGGGTGATGTCCGATGATGGTCACGAACCTATGCACGAGCCCATCCTCGACCATCACCCTGAAAGCCGACAAGTGGGTGAATATCACGACCCTTCCGAGCGTGAATAGGGCGACATATCAGATCAGCGTCGAGGTGAACGTCACAGGCGGCACTATCTCGATAATCGGAGCGGATGGCGACATCAACGCAAGACAACGTGTCAGCTACAAGATGATCATCAACAATACCAATCCGATATCAATGAGTTATCACGTCAAGTCAGGCAATCCGACCGTCACCGTGACGGAATATGCTCATCTGCACGCTGGCGGAATACAAGGCGAACAAGGCCCTGCTCGACAGCATCAAATATTTCGACGGGGATACGATGCCGCGCGCCTGACCCTCTTGGGGGTGATGGCATGAGTCTGATAACGAATCTGATTCCGAATCCACTCTTTATGCTCCCGAGCAGTACCATCACAACACACGATGCGACCGTGCAGCATGTTGACCCTGATGGCATACGCATTACGCCAAACAGCGGTGCTGTCAATCCTCTTGCCAAGATTCGACTGTGCGAACCGGTTTCCGGTGATTTCCATTTGAACTTCTGGATTTTCCAAGTGCCAGAAGATAGCCAATGGTATGAGAATGGTATCTGCTACGTATCCAACGTAACAGAGAATAGTGGAGCCCTGTTGCATCATGACAATACGGCCGGAACGGCATTCCTTGGTTTTGATTTCCACATGGATGACATGCAATACGTCCAGTTGAAGTGTCCGTTGAATCATCCGCTGCATTTCTCGGCAATCAATCTGATGACACAAGCGGATTGGAAGGAATACAAGAAGTTCCCAGACTTGGGAGCACTGTACGGCGACCTCATGCCACGGCAAAACTGATTTTTAAGGAGATGTAATGTGCTGCAGAATTTTCTAGCCGGTTTCGGGGGTGTGGGTGGCGCGTGCGCCGTCATCACCCTGCTGCTTAAAGTCTGGCCGGGCGCTTTGGACGCGTTGGCGACAGGATTGTATTCGCACGTGCAACCGGAACGGTTGCCATACGATTCGCCGCTCTCGCAGCATTTCGCAAAAACACGGACTTTGGGAGAGCGGACATCGAAAATCGACGACCGCATGGACGAACTCTGCCGTGACACGATCAAAAACACGATCATCAGCCTGATCTACGGCGACAAGGACACCGACCACAGCGAGGCCGTCAGCTACGAGCTGTCGAAGCTTGAGAAATTGGACGCGCAATGCTGGATCGTCGCCGCCGCCGAAAAATATTTGGAGGACAGGCAATGACGCATCTCATGATCGCAGTCGGCCTATACCTGCTGCTGATCGCGGTGATCCTCGTGTTCAATCATGGCGCGCACAAGATTCAGGCTGGTGGCATCGTGGCTGGCGCTGTCACGACAGACAAGGTGGTGGCCGACGCTGTGACCGCCGACAAATTGGCCGCGAACAGCGTGCAGACGCGGAACATCACCGCTCTTGCAGTCACGACCGACAAGCTTGCGGCCAGCAGCGTGACGACCGCGAAGCTCAACGTCACGGAGGACATGACGGTCGCGCTGCTCAACGCGCACTTGCGTTGATTTTCACATCATTTTTTAAAGCCATCCCACTTCGGGATGGCTTTTCTATTTGCCCCTTGACTTGGGGCGGGAAGGAGAGGATGTGGGCATCCTCAACAAAGGCAACCCGAAACACAAGCGTCCATGTCGGCATATCGGCAGGCCGTTGACCGCGTTGGCTGCGGTGCTGTGCGTCGCCGTCGCGCCGGTCGCCAGCGCGAACATGAACGTCATCGACGTTTCCGGCTGGCAGAGTGCAGACGTGACGCGCGTGGTGGACGCCGACGCGGCCATCGTGAAGATCACGGAGGGTGGCGGCTACGTGAATCCGTCTTGGCGCAGCCAGACCGATTGGGCACGTCAGACCGGCAAGGCTTGCGGCGGCTACCATTACGCGGACGGCGGCAACGTCACCGCCGAAGTGAACCATTATCTCAACCAGTTCGACGGCTATGTAGGCCAGTGCGTGCTCGCGTTGGACTGGGAGTCCAACGGCAACGCAGCTTGGGGCAACGGCGACTGGGTGCGCCAGTGGGTCAACCAGGTGTATTCGCGTACCAAGGTCTGGCCCATCGTGTACGTGCAGGACAGTGCCGTGTATCAGATTCCGTCCGACGTTCGCGCCCATTGCATGCTGTGGAAGGCTCAGTATGCGTCGATGAACGCGACCGGCTGGCAGTCCACTCCGTGGAACGCCGGAAGCAAGGGCGAGGGCATGGTGCAGTATGCGTCCACCGGCTATCTGAACGGTGTCGGCCCGTTGGATTTGAACCTGTTCTTCGGTGAGCGTGACGCTTGGCAGAAGATCGCGAACGGTGATCGCGGCAAGACGAATGCCGAGGTGAGACATGATCCGGTCAGGCCGCAGGTCACTGCCACGCCTGACTACAATGACATGGCCACGAAGGTCATTCGCGGCGTGTACGGCAACGGCAATGAGCGTCGTCAGGCTCTTGGCGGTGCCTATGACCGTGTGATGGCGATAGTTAACCAGCGTTTGGGTGGAGGCTCGACAGTGAGCGCTCCGGCCAACACGAACTGCGGTAGCGTCTGCGTGACCGTCAAGAGTGGTGACACTCTTAGCACCATCGCGGCACGTAATGGCGGTAGCTGGAACCAGTACACGGGTTATCGTTCGGGCAACCCGAACATCATCTACGCTGGTGAGACGGTCTGCCGTCGTGGCACCGGCGTCGCTCGACAGCCGGTCAGCAACACGTACAGCACGCATCGTTACACCGTCCGTTCCGGTGACACGTTGAGTCGTATCGCCGGATACTACAGAGTGAACATGTACAGCATCCACGGGTATCGTTCCGGCAATCCGGCGTTGATCTATCCGGGCGAAACCCTCTACTGGTGATTGGAGTAACTATGGTCGATGAAGTCAAGGAGACTCAGAATGACGGCGAAAAGCCGCAGGAAGAAACTGGCGAGGAAAACAAGTACCTCCTGCCGGACAAAGCGTACAAGGTGCTGAAGTGGTTGGCGCTTATCGCGTTGCCCGCTTTGGCCGTGTTCGTGCATGTGGTAGGCCCCGCATGGAACCTTCCATGCGTTGACCAGATCGTGACCACGTTGAACGCTCTGGCCGTGCTGGTTGGCGCTTTGATCGGCGCCAGCGAGTTGAAGGCCCGGTATTCCGAGTAGAAACCTTTCATTTCTCTAACATGATGTTGGAGAAATGTAAGAATACTATGCCCAACTAGTACGTCCTGTACAAGTTTGCCCCTCTCTCAGCGATTACGCTGGGGGAGGGGCTTTTTGTGTTTCGCACGGTAGAATCATCATCATGACCAAGAAAGAGCATGATGATTTTTGGACGAAGTGGAAGCGCGAGCTCACGAAGGATGTGAAGGCCGACAGGATACACGGCGGTGAGGCTGATTTCAGCCGAATGCATGGCGTGACATTGGACACTCAAAAACTGTATGACATGCTACCGCGAGTCTGAATTGCCCCTCTCTTAGCTTCCGTGCTGTGGGAGGGGCTTTTCTGTGTTTTAGGGCGTCCTATTCTGCAATCGTCTTACAGGTTTCCGCAGTATTGCAACGTTTCCAAGGCGTCCTATTCTGCATCGGGCTTGTTCCTATTCAGCGGTTCGATTGGCTCTATCTCCATCGCCGAAGTCTATTTGCTGGCCCATTTGGTCGTAATAGCGACACTGATACATGTTGCAATGCTTTTCCCTGATGCAATCCACCACAGATTGCACAGCCGCATGTTTTTCAATGTCCAACTGCTGTTCGGTGATGGTTATTTTCTTCGGGAACTCGTCTTCTGGATGCCAGCCGTCGTATCCAGCTCCGTTTATCACCATTCTGGGCGCGTTGAGTACGTACCCATATCGTGCTACGAGTCTCAATGCTTCATCGAATCCTCGGCCGTATCCTTCCTTATACGAAACTACATCAAGCTCATGCGGCATTTACGACACCTTTCTGTTCGATCTGCTTCAAGTCTAATGCGGAGTTCATCGTTTCCATTGCGGCCAACCGTTCCTTCAACCCGGCATGACGGTAGTGTTCGACCATCAGACGGCTGGAATGGCCCACGATTTCCTCGACCAGTCCGACATCCACGCCCATTGACATGAGGATGGTAACGACGGTATGACGGGTTTCGTGACGGCTCCTATGCTCCGCATTGGATACTCCCGCCGCTTCCAACAGTTTGCGGAACTGTTCGATATCCTCTTCCGGTTCGATAGGGGAGCCGTCATCATGACGGAACAGGAGTCCATGCGGGTTCGGTATTTCAGCGGTATCCACCAAGTATGCTTCGAGTGTCTGCGCCAATGCGGGAATGATTGGCACTTTCCTTCCACGCTTCGATTTCGGCGGGGTGAGACACCAGCGGCCTTGCAGTTCGATCATGTCGAAGCCGTCTGGAATACGCCACCTCCATTGCGGACATGCGGCACCACGCTTGTATCCGCACGGGTACACGCCTTTACGGTCTGGTTCGCCGCAACCGTGCTCCTTCTTCAACTCCTCCAGTTTCCAGTTGACGGTGTATTCGCCGTAGGGGATGCCGTTTGCCGTGGTGGTCAGTTCGAGGTCTTGGAGTGAAGCCCCCAAGATTTCGCCGGGGCGCATGCCGGTGCATAGTCTGAACCATTCCCTCGCGCCGTTCCGTATGCCTAGTTCGTTGGCGGCTTGGAGGATGCGTTTGGCTTCATCGTCAGTGAATGCGGTACGCTCGTGGGCTTCGTTCTTGCGTTCGTCGGCAAGACTGATGTCCTTGTCCTTCGGAGTGGGAACGCCACCCATCGGATTCGTGGGAAGAATCCTATCCGCTACGGCGGCGTTGCAAATCTGGTTCAACGTGGTGTGCGTCTGGCGGCGGAGGCTGAGACTGGCCTTCACGTGCATTTTCTTGCCGTCGATGGTCTTCGCGACGGTAAGGCCATTTACGATGCGGTCGCAGACTGCGGCGTTCAGGTTCGACATTTTCTGCGAATGGTATGGGCGTAGATGCTTGCGGACGATGGTTCGATAGTTGGCGAAAGTCTTCGGGTCTGCATCCCTCTGCCGTCGTTCCAACCATTGTTCCGCATATGCGCCCAACGTGACTGACGTGTTGCTGGTGCTGCCGAATTTGGCTCGCTCTTGGAGCAGTTCGGTCAGACGCCGGTTCGCGTCGGCGTACTTCTTGCAGCTGTAGGTCTTCCCGTCGATTTTGAACTCGAAGCTGGGGTAAGCCTTGATTGTGCCATCGGCCAGCTTCTTTTTCCGTTCGACTTTGTATGGGTAGACGATGCCGTTTCTTGCTTTGCGTGCCATGATTACCTCCTTGCTTCCATATTCTCAGACATTCTCAGACTTCCATTTGACCTTCACTTGCGGGTCAAGTGAGGGTCAAGTGAGGTTAAACCGTTGGAATGAAGCCGTTTTGCCCAATCGTTCCAAGGGGTATTCTATCAAACTCTCTAACTGTTAATCGGACGGTCACTGGTTCAAGCCCAGTCGCAGGAGCCATTCGAAAAATCCCCTTGGAAACAAGGGGATTTTTTCATTTTCAACGACTCTTGGCATTTTTGGCCACCCTTCATGTTTATCCGTCGGCGGAAGCCGTGGTTCGTCCAGCCGTCCATGCGTATGATGAATGCACCGGGTCAATCAAACAAAGGAAGGAAGTCCATC